CGGGTCGGCCGCCGGGTCCGGATGGGCTCGAAGACCAAGTCGATCCCGCGTTCGGCCGGCGTCACGGTCACGGTCAACACCACCTACACCGACGACGCCTCGACCAACGACGAGACCACGCTGACCGCGCGCCGGTTCATCGCCCGCGTCCAGATCGACGAGGACGACCTCGCCGACGCCTCCAGCCGCATGGACGTGCTCGGCACGAAGGCGCTCGACTGGGCGATCTCCTACGCCGACGTGTTCGACAACGCCTGCCTTGGCACGACCGGCGCGGAGAACGGGACCACGATCCCCTTCACCTCGGCGTACCGCCGGCTGCGGACCACCGAAAGCGACATCGGGTACACCGCCGACGACAACTACACGACGTGGGACGACGACCTCATCTCGCTGCCGGCCACCCCACTCGGGACCAGCCTGTACGAGAAGCTGTCTTTCATCTTCAAGAAGGTGGAAACCGGCAAGTACTGGTCGCAGCCCGACATGGTGGTCATCGCCCACCCGGGCTGGCGTGACGCGCTGCGCCTGTGTGTCGACGCGCAGGGCCGCCCGATCTTCACCAGCGGCGGCGGCCTGCCCGGCAACGGCACCCCGGACACCCTGTTCCAGACGCCGATCATGTGGTCGCGCGGCTGCAAGTCCACGCCGACCCTGTCGGGCTCCCCGACCGGCAACGACCTGCTGTACTTCGTCAACCAGCGCTACCTCGCGCGCGGCGACCGCAGCGGTCCTGAGACCCTGGCCGACGACGCGCGCGCTCAGGACGACAGCGACAACTACGCGATCAAGTTCCGGGCGCGGCGTGCCTTCCAGCTCACCCACCCGAACGCGGCGGCCGTCCTGGAGCGCCTCACCGACTAGTAGCCCCCACGGGGCAGACGGGCCGCGCGTGGAAGTGCGCGCGGCCCACCCGGACGCACCCGGCGGCGAGCCACCGCCGCCGGGTGTATCCACATCCAGCGGCGAGGAAAGGGGCCCGGATGGTCGCGACCCGCCTGGACATCCTCGTCGAGCAGGGTGCCACCCTTGAGATCGTCGCCGAGGTCCTCGACGCCGGGGGGGTCGACCCGCGCACTGACCTGGCCGGGTGGACTGGCGCCATGCAGATCCGGCCCACCGCCGACTCCGCCACGGTGCTCGCCACCGCCGACGTCGCGGTGGACGGCGCCACCGCCCAGGTCACCGCGAGCGTGCCCGACTACCTGACCTCGGCCATGGCGTGGCGCAGCGGTGTCTACGACCTGATCATCACTGACGGCGACCGCACCGAACGACTGCTGTACGGCGTGGCCCGCCTCCGGTCGTCCACCACCCGGGAGGCAACGCCCGTGACCGTCGTCAACAGCATCAACGGCCAGTCCGGCATCATCACCGGCTTTGACGCCGACGACGTGGGCGCCATCGCCAAGACGGTGGTCACCACCAAGGGTGACCTCATCGTCGGCACCGGCGCCGGCCTTATCACCCGCCTGGCCGCCGCTGTCAACGGCCGGGTGCTCACCGCCGACGACACGGCACCCGAGGGCGTGAGCTGGCAGCCGCCGGCCAGCACCATCAATGTGCGTGGCGCGTGGGCTGCCGCGACCGCGTACGCCGTCGGTGACCTCGCCACCCTCGGCGGGGAGCTGCTCTACTGCACGACCGCTCACACGTCCGGCTCGACGTTCGCCTTGACCAACTGGACGAACCTCACGGCCAAGCCCGGCCGCTACAACGTCAAGTTGTACGGCGCCAAGGGTGACGGCTCGACCGACGACACCGCCTCGATCAACGCGGCGGTCAGCGCGGCGTTCACGGCCGAGACGGCGAGCGGCACCTCGTACGCGGAGATCTTCTTTCCGGTCGGGGAGTACATCGTTTCGGCGGCGACCACCAAGGGTGGTGCCACCCAGGGCAACGCGCAGATCCCCCTACCGGTCGTCGCGACAACCGATGAGAAATTCATCATCGTCTTTCGGGGGGAGACCGAGGACGCCACCGGTTTCGTGCACTGGCAGCAAACCGTGGCCCAGCGCTCCGGCGCGGTGGTGCGCTCCACGCTGACCGGGCTGGCGTCCGACCCGACGTGGCTCGCGCCGAGCATCATTGGCGGGCCCACCATCGCGCAGGGCTCCGGCATCTTCAGCAACCTCAAGGTGGTCTTCCGGGGCCTCACCGTGATGGCACCGGTCAACCCTGGCATCATCGCGGTCGACCTGCGCTACTGCGCGCAGGCCGGCGGCTCCCTCGCCTGCCTGGCCAACGCCCCGGCGGTCGGTTCGCCCAGCATCACGACCACCCCCACCAACGACCTCGGCATCGGCCTGCGCGCGCCGCAGAACGGCAACAACGACTGCGCGTTCTTCGACGACGTGGCAATCGAAGGGTTCTACTACTCCACGTCGGTCGGCGAGCACTTCACCGCGAGCAGATTTGCCGCCATCTATACCAACGTGGCGGTGTTCATTGCCATCGGCGGCGGGAGCTTCCACGGCTGCACCATCCTCAACATGTCCGTCGAGGCCGCCCAGCACGTCTTCCAGACCTCGGCCACTCCGGGCTCCTCGTGGCCGCTGTTCGTCGGTCAGCTCGCCATGGAGTCGATCGGTAGCTCCTGGGTCGACGACGCCAACAACGCATTGCACGGCGTCGTCTACTACACGGAGACGCTCGACGCGGCGCCGGTGTTCAACGGTGGCGCCAACCTGAAGGTACTGTGCGTCAGCCAGCGCGGCGAACCCGGACCGAAAGCCGCACCATCGGTGCCGGCCAGCACCACGCCTTTGACCAACCCGTTCGCGCGTGACTGCGTCGTCATTGTCAACGGCGGCACCGTCTCCGCGATCGCGGTGGCCGGCACCGCGACCGGCTACACCTCCACCGGCCACACCGTCATCGTGCCCGCCGGGAAGACCATCACTCTTACCTACTCGTCCGCGCCCACCTGGACGTGGCTCGCGCTGTAACCGAAAGAGGTGGACGCCATGGCGAAGAAAGCGGCAAAGCGTAAGACGGCAGTGAAGTCCAAGACGATGGCCGCGATGCGGCGGCGGGGCATGTCCAAGGGGGCGGCGGCGAAGATGGCTTCCCGCGCTGCCCGCAAGTGCTAGCGGCGAGGATTCTCCATGGGTAGCTTCGTTTTCAACGTGTCCAAAGGCAAAGTTGCCTACTACGCCTCGCTCCCCGGCACCAACGACGCGCTGATCGCCATCCCCATCGAGGCGACCGGCGTGCAGGCGGACGCCACCCTGATCGACCTCGACACGGTGGCCGCCATCCTCGCCGGCTCCACCAACGAACAGGCCACCATGGGGCGCAAGACCCTCGCCGCCGTGTCATCCACAGTGGACGATACGGCCAATCAGGCGGTCGTTGATGCCGACGATGTCACGTGGTCGAGCGCGACCGGTAGCGCCGTCTCGGATGTGCTGATCGCCTACGACCCGGACACCACCACCGGCGATGACACCACGCTCATCCCGCTGACCTGGCACGACTTCGTGGCCACCCCCGACGGCACCGATCTGGTCGCGGCCATCGTCGACCTGTTCACCGCGAGCTGATCCCACCATGCCGGCCTCGTTGATCGACTTCAACACGTTCGTGTTCGCGGATGGCAACGCCGGCCACGTGATTGACCTCGGCTCGGCGCTGGCCGCCAACGAGGAAGACGTACTGTGCGTCAACTCGAACACGGTTGTGTCGACCCCGGCCGGCTTCACGGCCGGACCGACGGCGGTGGACGGCCAGGGCGCCTACATCTTCCGGCGCAAGGACTCCGGGGCGCAGCTCGTCACTATCACCACCGCCGGCAACCACAACACTTCCGTCATCTGGTCGCGGTGGGGCAACATCAACGCAGCCGACAACGCCAAGGCCACCATCGCCACCGGTGCCGGGTCGAGCAGCCCTCCACACTCGACCGACGCGCTCGCCGAGACGAACGAGCTGTGTATCGCGTTCGCGGCGCTGCACAGCCTCGGGGCGCCGCTGCCCACCGCCCCGGTGTGGTCGGCCGGCTACACCCCCCTCGCGGAGACCCTCCAGGGTTCAGGGAGCGCGGGCGTGATCGGCTACGTAGCGTACCGGCTCGACGCCGGTACGGCAGCCGAGTCGCCGTCGGTGACCTGGACAAACGCGTCAGCCAGCGACCGGTACATGCTCACGCTGACCTTCACCACCCTTTCCGGCGGTCTCACCATCCCGCTGGCCACCGTCACCGAGACGGACGCGGCGGGCATCCTCACCCCGAAGAAGCAGCGGCTGCTGGTCACCGCCACCGAGGTCGACGCGGCCGGCACGATCACGCCGGTGCGGCCGGTGGTGCCCGACCTGTCCGTGGTGGTCGCGCCCCAGCGTGCCGTGGTGATCAGTGACGGCTGACCGGCCGGGGCGGTACCCTCGGAACACGGTTCGTTCGGAAAACTTACGAAGAGGCTGAGGCTGAGATGACCGTTACGCAGATCGACCCCCGCACCGACCCGGCCACGATCGACCCGGAGCTGCTCGCCCAGCAGTTCCCGCGCGTCGTGCCGAGCACGCTGAACCGGGGGCAGCTCCTCAAGGCGTGCAACGTCCGCCCGGGTCTGGAGATCACCGTCTCCGACACCAACATCCAGTTGATCGAGAAGCTGACCGCGTGGCAGAACGACTACCTGCCGGCGGTGGTCGAGCCCGACGACGAGGACGGCGACGAGGACGGTCTCGATCTCGACGACGAGGTGGCGCAGGCCGTGGACGAGCTGCGCGAGGCCACCAGGCAGTCGGTCGACGCCCCCATTCACGTGCCGCACGCCGACCGCGACCCGGCGCCCATGTCGATCGACGCCATCGCGGCCCGCGAGGCCGCACCGAAGCCGCCGGCCGCCGGACCGAAATCAGCCTCCGGCCCGGCGGCCGGTCAGGTCCGCGCCACCCCGAAGCGGCGCACCGGCGAGTTCCCCGGCGGCTACCGGGCCGAATTCCTCGTCGGCTTCCGGGGCATCGACGACAACCTGCACCGCACGCTGCTCGAAGAGACCCACCACAAGGCGTGGGAGGACGGCTACCGGACCAAGGGCGCCCCGTACGCGGGCCTGCGCATCGGCTTCCACGGCGACGGCGACCGGCGCACCGTCGTCTATGAGGTCTCCATCAACCGCACCACGGAGTAGGAGCGACCATGGCCACCTGGGCGACGCTCGACGACGTCTTCGCCGTCACCCGACGCGAGGTTTCCGAAGAGAACCTCGCCGTCGCACAGGCCATCATGGAGGACGCGGCCGGCTTCGACGGCGAACTCGACGACACGGCCGTGTCCACCCGCAACGCCCGGTTCCTGAAGCGCGCGGTGATCTGGCAGGCCGCCTGGCTGGAGCGGCACCCGGACGCCATCGACGCGATGGACGTCACCGGCGTGTCCGCCGACGGGGTGAGCGCGCAGCACGCCAGCGCGACCGCCGCGTACATGGCGCCGATGGCCCGTTCCTGCCTCATGAAGGTGAGCTGGAAGCACGCGCCGATCCGGGTCCGGGGTGGCCGGCGGGTCGTCGTCGACACCGGCAACCGGGACGACGCGGTGCGCGACGACTCGTTCGTCTGGGCGCCGATGGGCGGCGACGGCACCTCCCTGCGGGCCGGGGGCGCCGACCCGATGTCGCAGCGATTCGGGCAGGTGTGGTCATGACATGGCGGGCCGGGACCACGGTGACGGTGCTGCGCGGCGCCGGCACCGACCGGTTCGACGACCCCGTGGATGTCGACATCGTGGTCTACGACCGGGTGCCGGCTTCGATCATGGAAGGGCCGTTCAACTCCCGCTCACGGCCGGTCAACGGGCGCACCGACCAGGTGCGTTCGTACACGCTGCGGATGGCGCCCACCTACGAATTGCGCAAATACGACCGGATCCGCGACGAGCGCACCGGCGCCGTCTACGTCTTCGACACCGTGGACGATCCGACCACGCCGAGCAATCCGGCCGGCCACACCTCTCGGCGCGTGACCGTTCGTAAGGTAACCTGACAAACCAGGTGGGCAGTCCACCAGGCCGGGCAGACCGGCCGGGCACCGACCACGACGACCGCCGACGCAGAGGAGGTGGCCCCCATGGCGCGCGCCAGCGCACGCTACTCGAACCTCCGGGTCAGCGCCGGCTACCCGGCGTGGTTCAAGGTCCACCAGGGCGCCAACGTCAAGCGGGTCACCGAGGCGGTCGCCGACGACGCGCGGGCCGGCTGCCCGTACGACTCGGGCGAGCTGTTCGAGTCGATCAAGGAACGCTACCCGGGTGACCTGATCGGCGTGGTCGAGGTCGGCACCGACCACTGGCAAGAAACCGAGTACGGCTCGCCGCCGCACATCATCCGCGCGCGCGGTGACTACTCGCTGCACAACCCTGAGACGGGCGAGTACTTCGGCCCGGTCGTGCACCACCCGGGCACCCCCGAGCAGCCTTTTATGCGTCCTGCGCTCTATCAGCGCCGCTCCCTGGCCGGTGCGTGATGGACTGGGGGCCGGAGCAGGAGCGACAGCATCCACGCAACCCCGCTACGGGCGAGTTTACTGACGCGCCAGGTGTGCGCGGCCTGGAACATGTCGCCGACGCCATGGCCCGCACCCCCGAGGCAAAGCGGGGTGCTGTCGAGGCGTTTGCCGCTCGCATGCGGAGTGAGCACCCTGGGCTGAAGCTCGCAGTTGCTCGCACTTCCAGCGGAGTGATTGTGCTGTCTTCGATCGTGGCGCCCGTGCGGTCGGCCGGCACCGGGACAGCCGTCATGCGCCAACTTGTCGAACTGGCCGACCGCCAGGGTGATGTGGTGGCGCTTACCCCGTCGTCCGATTTCGGTGGCAGCAAGCCACGATTGATCAAGTTCTATAAGCGGTTCGGCTTCATCGAGAACAAGGGTCGTAATCGGGACTACGAGATCAGCGAAACCATGTACCGCCCGGTAGGTGCGTGATGGCGCTCGCGCTGCCGTTGCTGGCGAACTCGGAGTTGGTCACCCTCGCCTGGATCCGCGACATCGTCACCGCCTACGGGGTGGCTGCCGGCACCACATTGCAGGGGCCCGACCCGGAGACCCTCGAACTGTCGTGGGGCGACACCGGCTTCGTCACGGCCCTCGTGGTCGGCGGCTCCATCAACCCCACGGTGCCGATGCGCCAGCCGGTCCTGTCGATCGACTGTTACGCCACCAACGTGGGCAAGTCGCGACCCCCGTGGGGGCGGGCCGCCTCGATCGCCTCGACCATCATCCGGGCCGCGCAGCACGTGGACCTGAAGGACACCCAGAGGCCGGTGACACTGCCGACGGGGTACGGCACCGCGCGGGTCGCCGACGGGTCCGCACTGACCGAGCCGGAACGGCGGCCGGGCGATGAGGCGAACTACGCGCGTTACGGTTTCACGCTGTCCGTGAGCTGGACGGCCCTGTGATCATGCCAGCCAAGGGAAGGGAAACAGACAATGGCCAATAAGCTGGCCTACCAGGTGATCATGGGTGCGGCCTCGCTCTACACGGGTCTGTACCAGGCGACCGAGCCCACCAGCGCCGCCGTCAACCAGGCGCCGCAGGCCTCCGCGTGGACGGACGCCGGATTCACCGACGACGGCTCGACGATCATGCTCAACCAGGAGTTCGCGACGATGGCGGTGGACCAGATCTCCGACATCATCGGCCGCAAGATGACCCAGCGGGACGTGCAGGTCAAGACCAACCTGGCCGAGTCCACCTTGGAGAACCTGACGATCGGCCTGAACTCCGGCACGATCAGCACCGGCTCCGGCTACAAGGAATACACGCCGGTGTTCAACGGCAACGAGCTGCAGCCCACCTATTTCGCCGTCATCCTCGACGGTCTCGCGCCGGCCTCGGCGGCCGGGGTCAGCAAGCGGCGGCGCTTCACACTGCGCCGGTGCCTGAGCATCGACAACGTGGAGACGGCATACAAGAAGGGCGACATGACGCTCGTGCCGGTGACGTTCGGCTGCCACTACATCGACACCGTCACCGCCCCATTCAAGATCACCGACGAGGTGTAAGCGTCCACTGTGGACGGTGGCGACAGCGCAGGGCTCCTGTCCACAGTGGAATGAACCACGCATGAGAAGAGGCTGAGATGTCCGAAACCGAAACCTACCGGCCCGGCAAGCACGGTCCCGTCCGGCTGAGCAGCAAGGCGGCGGCGCCCGCCGTCGAGCGCGAGTCGTTCTTTTTCATCGACGACCAGGAGTACGTGATCATCAAGAACCCCAGTCCCGCGATGGGCCTGCGGTTCCTCGAACTGGTCCGTACCCGGGGCGAGGCGGTCGCGCAGGCCGAGGTGTTCGACATGCTCGTCGGCCGGGCCGACTACCCCGAACGGCCCGGCAGCCTGCGGGCCCTGTCGAAGCTGGACGGCATCACGGAAGGCGAGGTGTCCGCGCTGATCGGCGTGGTCGGCGACAAGCTCATGGCGGTGGCGAGCAAGATCTCGGGAAACTAACTGGCCGAGTGGCTGAGGTCGGGTGGGTGCTCGACTACCTGCCCGATCTTGAGTCGGACTTCTCGGCCATCCACGGCATATGGATCGACGTCGAGGCGGGCCAGTTCGCCGGGCTCTCCTCGCGGAGATTCTTCCAAACGGCGGAACGGCTCCCCGCCTACCAGGGCGTCATGCAGGCGCACGTGATGGCCGAGGAGCAGCGACGTCAGGAACGCGAGCAGGGCACACCGGTCACCATGCCGACCACGAACGGGGGTGCACCAGCGGACACCTGGCAGGGCGTCAAAGTCATCCCGTTGACGCCGGAGATGGCCGCGCACGGCATGGACGCGCTTGGGCTCGGCGGGGTGGTCGACTACGCCACCTCGGCGTGAGGTGAGGCTGAAGAGAGGGGGGTCGGCATGGCGGTAGGGCGCGGATTCCGCATCGCGGAGGGATATCTGGAGGTCACGGCCGACCACTCCAAGGCGGACCGGGAGATGGACGGGTTCTTCCGGGACGTCAACGGCCGTCTCCACGACCAACAGGGCCGCTTCGCCAAAGAGGGCCAGATCGCCGGGGAGCGCTACGCCGAGGAGCTTGACCACGCGGCAGAACGCAAGGAACGGCAGAGCTTCGGCGGCCTGGCCGCCCGGTTCGGCAAGCGGTTCCTCGCGATCGGCGGCATGGCCGGCAAGCTGTTCGCCAACGGCTTCGTCCTCAAGGCCGTGGCCGGTCTGGCCGCGCTGCCCACCGCGATTTCCGCCACGGGCGCGATCGCGCAGGGGCTGTTCCAGATGGGCGGGGCGATCGCCGCGCTCGCGCCGGCCGCCATCGGCGGTGCGATCTTCAGCCTGGTCTCCCTGAAGCTGGCCCTGTCCGGATTCGGTGACGCCCTCAAGGCCGGACTGTCCGGCGATACCGAGAAGTTCGCCCAGGCGTTGAAGAAACTGGCCCCGGCCGCGCAGGAAGCGGTCAAGCAGTTCGTGGCGCTCGCCCCGGCCGCGCGGGAGCTGAAACGGGTTGTACAGAACAGTTTCTTCGCGCCGTGGCTGGACGACATCAAGCCCCTCGCCACGACGTACCTGCCGATCCTGCGCGCCGAAATGGCGTACCTGGCGGGAAGTGCCGGCGTGGCGGTGCACCAGGTCGCGGCGTTGTTCACCCCGCCGGACGCGGCGCAGGCGTTCCAGGCAATGCTGCACGACTTCGCAAAGACGTTCAGCAATATCGCCTCCGCGATCCCCGGGTTGGTGTCCGGGTTCTTCAACCTCGCCGGGGCCGGGTCGAAGTGGCTGAGCCGGCTCAGCGGGGGACTGTCCGACCTGGCCAATAAGTTTTCGGCCTGGTCCGCCGAGTTTGTCGACTCGGGCCGGTTCGACGCGTTCGTCTCGCACGGCCTCAGCATGATCGGGCAACTGAAAGACGCCCTCGCCGATGTGGTCGGCATCGTGCGGAAGGTGTTCGCGGCCGTACCCGGCGGCGGGGGCCTGTTCGTCGCGCTGGGCCAGCTCACCGACGGGCTGAACCGGTTCCTGGAGACCACCGAGGGACAGCAGGCGCTCACCGGATTCTTCGCCCGGCTGCAGGCGCTCGCCGGCCTCATCATGGGCCTGGTCAAAAACGCCCTCCCCGGCCTGCTGGCGCTGTCCGACGCCACGCTGACGGCGTTCCAGATCCTCGCCCCGGTGGCCGGCACCGTCGGTGGGGCCATCGGCGACGCCTTGAAGGCGCTGGCGCCGCTACTGCCGCTCATCGCCAGCGCGCTCGCCCCGCTGCTGAACCTGGCCGCCGCCGTGCTGCAGGCCCTGGCGGCGGAACTCGGCCCGGTGATCAAGCTGTTCAGCGAGCTGGCCACCGGCATCCTGCCAATCCTGATGCCGCTGATCGACCAGATGGCCAACACCGGCCTACCTCTCGCAGCCGCCGCCGGCCAGGCCCTGTATGAGGCGTTCGCGCCGGTGATCCCGGTGCTGCTGGACGTCTACAAGACGCTCGCCGACGCCTTGATGCCGATCTTGCCGCAGATCACACAGGTGATGATGGAACTCATTCCGGTGATCACCGAAGTGGCCAAGATCTTCGCCGACACCTGGATCTCGGTGCTGAAGGATCTGCAGCCGCACCTACCGACCCTGGTTCGCCTGCTTGGCGCGCTCATCCTCACCTTCGCCGAAATCGTCGTGGTGCTGGCCAAGGTGCTGCCCTACGTCGCTACGTTCGCGTCCTGGTTCATCAAGGCCGGTGGATGGGTGGCCGGCTTCGTCCTGTCGATCATCGAGTTGCCCCGGAAGCTGGCCGAGGTCGGGCTCGCCTTCTGGAACTGGATCAAATCGATCGGTCCGGCGGTCGGGAATTTCTTCCTCCAGATCGGACAGTGGTTCGCCGCGCTGCCGGGTCAGATCGCCGGGTTCATCCAGCAGATCCCAACGATGATCTCGAATGCCTTGTCGGCGGCCTTCGACGCGTTCTTCTACTGGCTCGGCTACATCACCGCGTCGGTGATCCAGTTCGCCACCAACCTGCCCAACCAGATCGGCAACATGATCACGTCGATCGGCCAGTGGTTCTCCGAGCTGCCCACCCGGGCGTTGCTGTGGTTCTCCCAGATGTACAACACGATCTCCACGTGGGTGGCCAACACCTACCACTCGATCGTGCAGTGGCTTTCCGGGGTCGGCCCGGCCATCGGCAACTGGTTCTCCGATGCCTGGACCCGCGCCAAGAACGCCACCGTCAACGGTGTCAGCGCCGTCATCTACTGGATCAAGAGCCTGCCGGGCACGATCAAGGGCGCGCTCTCCGACGCGATCCACTGGCTGGAGGGTGCCGGATCCGACGTGCTGCACGGCCTGATCAACGGCTTCACCGGGGCGCTCGACTGGGCCAAGGGCATGATCGATCGGGCGATGAAAAAGCTCGTCGACGGCGCCAAAGCGGCGTTGCACATCAGCAGCCCGTCAAAGTTGTGGGCGGCCGAGGTCGGCGCTCCGAGCGCGCAGGGTATCGGCGCCGGCTTCGCCAAGGCCATGCCGGACGTGCAGCGGGTCATCAACGCCCAGGTGGCCGCCATGCCCAGCCGGACCGCCGCCACCAGCGTCAACGTGGCCGCCCCCAACGTGTCCGTCGGCGGTCCCACCGTGATGGTGCTGCTCGACGGCGAGGAGATCTCGGCGAAGGTCGTCACCCCGAAGCGGGTCAACCAGGCCGGCACCGAGGGCGCCCGGCGTCGCGCCTTCCTCGACACCGGCCGCACGGCCGCCGCCTAAAGGGGGATCGATGACCTTCGACCAGAATGTCTACTTTGGACAGCCGGGCTCGATGTTCAGCCTCCCCCACCCCCGGGGCGGGGTGAAATCGACCCGGGGACGCCCCGTGCAGGAATTCGCCATCGGCAACGGTGAATACCGGGCACGGAAGAGCCTCCAGGGCAGCCGGGTCTACAGCATGAACTGGGAACGTCTGGACTTCGACACGTTCTCCACGCTGCAGGCCTACGACCAGGGACACATGGGTCCTGGACCGTTCGCGTTCCTCGACTCCGGCCAGCGCAACATGCTCATGGTCAACCAGTCCAGTTCGACCAGCCTCACCAACGACACGACGAACTTCACCATTGCCGGATCCGGCCAGAGCATCGCCAGCTCGACCACCCTGACCACCGGCGTGCCGCGCTCCCTCGCATGGACGTTCAACTACGCGTCAGCCGCGTCGGGCGCCTCGATCCTCACCCTCGACTCGCCCTACCCGGGATGGCCCGGCATCCCCGTCGTCAACCGCGCGCTGGCCTTCTCGTTCCTGGCCCGGGGTGGCGGCACTGACGGCGTGCTCGACCTCATTCCGGAACTGCAGTGGTACGACACGGCCGGCGTCCTGCTGTCCACGTCGCAGGGCTCCGCGCTGACCACCTCGACCGGTGCGTGGGGCACCGGGCTGGTCACCGCCTCCCCGCCGGCCAACTATGCCTACGTGCTGCCCCGGGTGCACTACCGGTCCGGAGCTTCAGCCGGCTCCATCGTCTACCTGTCCAGCTTCCAGCTTGAGGAGGGCGCCACGCGCGGCACATGGAGGCCCGGCACCGGCGTACATCCGGTGGTCGTGCTCGGCCAGGAAGAGGCCTGGCCGTGGCTGTACCCCACCGAGGTCCGCGACAGCCCCACCCTGACCCTGCGCCAGGACGGGCGGTAGGCGATGCAGTCCGCCAGCGTCAACTACGTACAGGCCTCCTCGGGGGCCGGCGGCACGTGGGCAGAGCCGCGCCTGCGGGTCGACTGGATGCGTGACGGCTACGACACCACCCCCAACATGCTCGACATGTTCCGGCGCAACCTCACCGACCAGTGGGGGACCACGGACACCGGCCAGACCTGGACCCTTCCCGTGGGAGCCGCTGCCGACTTCGACGTCAGCTACGACGGCACCGACACCCTGACCGGCGCCTACGGCTCCAACGCCACCACGGGCGCCTCAGGGTCCTACTACACCCACCACGCGGTGCTGTCCGGGCCGCTGGTCTACGTCACCACCCAGACGGTATGGCTGAGCCTGCCCGTCCCGCAGGGCGACGCCATCGAAGCCGGCATGATGTTCATGCGCTACACCGACGCGTCCAACCACTACCGCGCGGGCGCCGTGGTCGGCGCGGGCGGCACGGTGCGCCTCGCCGTGGTCCGGGCCACCACCGCCGATGGCGAATCGGTGCTCGTCGACACCTCCACCGGCGTCGGTGTCACCTACGCGGGCGGCTCGCAGGTCCTCGTAGTGCGTGGCCGCATGCTCGCGGACGGGACCATCCAGCTCAAGGCCTGGATCGACGGCACCACCCCGCCGACCACGTGGCAGGTCGAGGTCACCGACCCGGACCAGATCACCACTTCGGGCGTGGCCGGCCTGCGCACTGTCGTCTACCCGGGCACCACCAACACCCGCCCCATCGTGGTCAAGTACCACCGGTACGAGGTGATCAACGGGCTACCCGACGACATCTCCACGCAGCTCGGCGGGTGGACAGCCGAGCACCACATTGACGACGGCTACCCGGACAGCGTCACGTTCATTTCCGGTACCGCTATCGCCGACCTCGACGCCGACCTTGGAGCGCCACCCGCCCACCTGACCGACACCCCGATGCGGGTGGCCGAGTACTACAGCCCGTACAACACCGACTCACCCCTGTACGGCCGTGACCGCGACGTGGCGCCGGTGGCCCTCGATCACGGCCTGATCACAGCCAGCGGGCCGGAACGGATCCGGGTGTTCACCGGGCAGATGCTCGACATCCCCGTCAAGGGTGGCAGCGCGAAGCTTTCCGCCACCTCGGCAGCTCGGCTGGCGATGCGCGCGCTCGTCCAGCCGCCCGCGTTCGCCTGGTTCGAGGTTGGGCTCAACGGGTCATGGCCGGTGTCGTGGGCGCTCGCGCAGTGCGGTCTGTACGTGTCGCCGCCACCCCGGGACAGTTGCCGCTGGTGGACGCCGATGCACGGGTCGACGAGGCCGTTCATCCCGTCCCGTAACGTCCAGCTCGACAGCGACGCCACGTTCTGGCTCGCCCGCCGCTGGACGACCGGCATCAACGCGCTCAGCAACGCCCGCTGGCGTCCCGAATGGATCGACGGGCCGTACCTGACCGCACCGAACTGCGCGCTGGCCGCCGACGAAACCCGGTACGTGGCACAACGGGCCGTGGAGTTCGGCGACGGGGACGACATGTTCTCCACCGCCGGCAACCGTGGTCGGCTGGAGTTCTGGATCCGGGGCGACACCACCTCGAACGTCACGCCGGCCGGGTCGGGCACCCCCACCCGGTTCGCCGGGCTGCGCATGCCCGCGAGCCTCGCCACCGACCCCGGCTTTTTCATGGGCGTCAACACGTCGCGCCAGGTATTCGTTTCCGTCAATGACGGCGCCGGCCACTCCGCCACCCTCACCTCTGACGACACGCTGCCCACCGACGGCGCCTGGTACTTCGTCGGCGCGGCCTACGACATCGCCGCCCAGCGGCTGTGGGTGACCAACTTCGCCGGCACCACCAAGTCGACCACGGCGGGCACGCTGACAACCGCGTCGCTGCCGGCCGTCGACACCTTCAGCAACAACTTTCCATCCTGGGAGAACTGGTTACCAGCGGCCGAAATCCAGTTCTGTACCGGCTCCGAGGCCAACGTCGACAGCAACCCGACGTGGGTCAACGCCATCACGTTCGACCCGGACGTCATCATGACCAAGTCGCAGCTCGAACTCACCGCGTTGATCGAGAAGGAGCCGGTCGAGGCGTGGGAGTTCGTGTCCCGCTTCGCGCAAGGTGAGCTGGCCGCGCTGCGCACCGACGAGCTTGACCGGATCACCTATCTCAATGCGGCGTGGTGGGTGCAGGACGCGCAACAGCAGGTGACCGACCTGATATCTACAGAGATCAATGCTGAGTCGCCCGATGTCAACATCGACCCGACGAAGATTCGCAACACGGTGCAGGTCACCTACTCGACCCTGGAGGTGCCGGCCACGCGGATGCCCGCCTACCGGCTCACCCAGCAGTTGACCATCTCGCCGGGGACCACGATCGTGGAATTCCCCTTTCAGAGCCCGGTGGTCGCGCTGTCGGACGCGGCGATCCTGTTCCTCGACGACACCGACCTTGCCGGCGGGGTCGAGCAGTTCAACGCGTTCGACTTCGTCTCGCTCAACTCGTCCACCGACGGCACCGGCACCTACGCCGATTCGAGCACCGTGACCATCACCAAGGGCGAATGGAGTGCGGGATCGACCATTTGGACGTTCTACAACGCCTCAGCCACCACCTGGTACACCGCCAACGCCTCGAACCTGCCGACGCTGCAGGTGTCCGGGTATCCGGTGGTCAGTACCCGCGTCGCGGTCTCCGACAGCAACGATTTGAGCGTGTCGCAGCGCGGGGAGCGGTCGCTGCCAGTGCAGGGCACTGAGGCCGTGCAGACGGACGTGGACGCGCGCCGGCTGGCCCGGGACCTGAAGATGGGGCTGCGTCAGCCGACGCCGATCGTCGAGGCGTTCCAGGTGTTCGGGGAGGCCCGCCGCCAGCCGGGGGATCTCGTCGAGGTGGCGGATCCGTCGCTGACCCGGATCAGTGGCCAGTGGCGGCTGCAGAGCGTCACGCACAAGTTCAGCGGTGGCAGCTACACCCAGCAGGTACGCATCCGACCGACCCTGCCGATCTGCGTGGTCGGTGAGGGCATCATCGGTCAAAGTCTCGTCGGACCCGAAGAGTAGGGCCAAATGACCACATATCCGATTGTCCCGCTCGGCGAAGGCGTGGTCCTCGATCCGGACTGGATCGCCGATGTGACCGCAGCGGCCAACGACCACCAGACCCGGATCACGAGCCTGGAAACCGGCACGGTCGCACAGCTCGCCTACACCACCAACGGCACCATGGCCACCTCGACGGTCATCGGTACCGAGGTCGCGATGTCCGCCTGGACCGGTGGCGCCAGCCCGACGTTCGTCTTCAAGGCCGGCTGGGTGCATGAGCTGATCCTGCACGGCGCCGCCGCCGACGCCGGCACGGCCGGGTCCGCCGGGCAGGTCGCGGTGCGCATCCGCAAGGGTCTCAACACCACCTCCGGCCAGCAGCTCGGATACACCACGATTTCCACCGTCGGCGCGAGCAAAGTCATTTCGACCACGAGCATCCGCTATGTCAAGAACGCCACGGCGGCCGACATCTCCACGCAGCTCGGTCTCACCGTCGACCGCCAGCAGGGCGGCAACGCGCTCATCTACGGCGACGCCAACATCCCGCTGATGGTGAGCATGCGACCCATCGGACTGATCTCCCAGTTGACCAACTTCGCCGCGATCGCCGTCTCGATCGTTTAGCCGAGGCCTAAGCGGTAGGGACGGAGGGTAATATCCGGGATAAGGGAAAGGAGGTTTCGAGTCGATGACATCACCACAGCACGTGAAGTGGATCCGTTCGGGCATGCAATGGCACCTGGCCCGGCCGCTGGTCGCCCTGCGCGACCGGCTCCGCACCTATGGCTACACGGTGTATGACCTGGGCGACACCCGACACCTGGACCACATCCCGCCGGAGGACCACACCCCGTACAGCGAGACCGGCTGGCCCGGCACCACGCCGTACGGCTGGGTGACCGCGATCGACATCATGCCGCCACCCAACAACTCGCTGCCGTCGTTGCAGGCGCTCGGCGGGCAGATCTTCGGCGACCGGGAAGCCAACCTCGACGAGGTGTCCTGGCTGAAGTACATGAACTGGGGCCCGGTCGACGACCGGCACGCGGTGCACGACCAGTGGCAGCCCAACCACGTCCGCAGCTCATCAACCGACGTCGGCCACATCCACCTGTCGAGCCGCTCCGACGTCACCCAGTCGACGGTGGGCGACAATTACGACCCGGTCGCGCGGCTGCGCGGAGAGGACAGCGAAATGTCATCGAAGGAAGTCAACGACATCGTCAACCTGCTGATCGGCGGGTTCTCGACGGCCGGTTACGCCGACCAGGACAACGACCCGCTCAACGACGCGGCGGCGAAGATGAACCTGAACATCCTGAGTGGCAAGCTCGACCAGGTCATCAAGATTCTGGGCCAGCTCGGCGCCGGCCAGCCACCGGCCAGTTCCGGGGCGCCCGTCGACATCGCCACCGTGGTCGCCGCGCTCAAGTCCGACGAGGGTCAGGCCGCGATCCGCGCGGCAACCTACCCCGCCTCATTCCAGGCCGCGCAGGACGCCGAGAAATCCTAGGTGGGCCTGCGAGACGCGTTGATTGGTCAGGTCGCCCCGTGGACGTTGCTCGTAAGCCTCTTCGTCTGGATCGTCACGCTCGTCATGACTGGGCGCCTCATTTCGCGTACCGTCCACCTCGACAGGGTGAGCGACCTCAAAGCGGCGATCGCCGCATTGGAGGCGACGGTGAAAGAGCGCGAGCGGCAGATCAGCGAACTCATGGGCCGGCAACAGAGGCCATCGTGAGGTGGCCCCGGTGGCTGCGTCGACACCGGCCCAACGGCGACGCGAAAGAGGTCCGCGAGCGGGCAGAGGAACAACTCCGGACCGCGCAGCGGCAGGCCGGGCAGGTCCGTCGGGAGGCGGCGAAGCCGCTACCACGTGACGAGTTCGTCGATCGGGTGTCAAGGGCGTTTCGACCGGGGGCGTTGTGAGACTGGCCTTTGAGCTGCTCCTCGGGGCGTCGGTGGCGTTGTCGCTACTGTTCGTGCTGATCCTGGGACCGCCGTGGCGTCACCGCGACCAGGCGATGGCCTGGTTCCTCGCCTCGACCGGGTGGGCGGCGATCGCGGTGGACGGGGTGTTGTTCGTCGCGATCCTGGGCGCCCAGGTGGCGCCGTGGGTGCTACTGCTCGCCCTGACCGTGCAGGATCTCGCATTTGGTTGGCGTCTGTGGCTGGTGGCGCGGGATCGTGTGCGGTGGCGGCGCGAGGCGTCGAACGTCGAGGAAGGGGAACGGTCATGAAGGGTTTCAAGTTCCAGCCGGTGGTCTGGTTGACGGTGATCGCCACCGTGCTGGGCGCACTGCTCCAGGTCGATTCGACGTTCCACGTCCTGCCGGCGGGGGTGGCGCACTGGGTCGCGGCCGTCGCCGCGTTCGTCGCGCTGCTGTGGACGGCCGTGAAGGCGTGGCAGGCGGCCACCCCGGTCGCCGACCCGAAGAGCGCCGAGGGCTACCCGCTCGCCCCGGTGCCGCCGGTCGGTGACGGAGGCTCGCGGAAGTAAGGCTTTTCACCCGGGGATGCAGGCCGCCCCGGTCGTCGCCCGGCGGGGGCGGTGGCCGGGGCGGCTTGACATTCGGCGTGTTCCCAATGTAAGCTCGCCCTGTCAGTTGAGCCCACACCCCAGGGAGCACCACATGAGCCTCAAGCCGAAGCCGCAAAGCTGGGACGACGTCCAGCCCGGCGACGTCATCACCTGGAGCGACACGAAGTGGTCGCGCAAGCTGGGCCGACCCACCGAGCGCCCGCGCCGGCTGCTCGTCCGCGTCGTCGAGCAGCGTCGGGACACGTCCGCCGAGACGGTCCGCGTCGTGCAGGGCGTCATGGTCACGAAGACCGACCAGCCGAACAAGGTCATGAACAACTACCCGCTGACCGACGCCAACCACGTGAGCACCGGCGAGATGGGCTGGTGCGGTCCCCTTGCGGTGGACTGGATCACGTCGCTGGATCGGCCCTCGTACGTCGAGGAGCCCGAGGCCACGCCCGTCGCGAAGCCGGTCAAGCTCACCGACGCCCAGTGGTCGGCGATCAATCGCGTGAGCGGCCTGGATTGCCGGGGGTACTTCAGTAGTTACGCGATTCCGACCATCACGTCTGCCGCGCTCGTCGGCAAGGGCATCATCACCCCTATCGTCTACATCGACGGTTTCGGTCGGCAGTGGCTGACCCGCGAGGGCTTCAAGGCCGCCGGCATCGACCTCGACACCGTGATCTGCGAGGCGCGCAACGCCGCGCTGATCGAGCACGTCGAGCGCGGCCACAACCCGGCCAACATCGTGCACGGCCTCGATGAGCTGGCGGACGATACGCAGATCCACGCCTATGCCCGTGGCGTCGAGGTGGCCGAACCGAAGTTCCCCAAGGGCACCCCCGAATACGAGGCGTACGTGACGGAGCTGCACGCGGAGCTGGAGAAGTTCGCCAAGGGTGAAGCGCCCTACGAGTACACCGCCCGCGATGACGCCCGGCTCGCCGCCGACCTGTTCACCGGTCGCGCTGACCGCAAGGCGTTGCCGATCGTGCCGCCGACCCGGCCTTTCCGCCAATTGATCAATGACGCGATCAACGAGGCGGTCGACGCCGCCCAGGACACCGCCGGCCGGGTCGACAAGGTTCGCTGGGCGCGACACTACGAGCTGACCGCCGAGATTGAGCGCCGGCTCAACCTGGCCGTTGCGTTCATGCCGGTCGAGGTCCGCCAGATCCTGGACGGTCGAGCATGAGCATCCGCACCAACACGGCCGCCAGAGTGGCGCGGGACCTCCGCGCCGCCCTGGCCCGGTACGCGCACATCGGCGCGGTCAACCCGGAGCGCTTCGCAGCCTCATACGTCCTGACCACGCTCGACATCACCGTGCGGGAATGGCCGGACCTCACCGACCACGCCCGCGCCGAGAGAGCCGCCGGCATCCTCGACGCCTACCACCTGATCAGGGAAGAAATCCGATGAAGGCTCAAGCATGGCTTGACCGGCTGACCGCACAGCTCCCCGGCTGGCACGTGTGGGTGAGTAGCCCCGGCCGACGCTGGCAGGCAGTTCCCGCCCCCGCCGGCATGTCGCACCACGAAGCGCATGCGCTGCCCAATCGACTGGAATGCGAGACGCCGCAAGCTCTTCGCGATGCATGCCGCGAGCGGTACGGCTGGAATGACATCTGCGACACGTGCAACGTTCCGGCGCGCGAATGTGGTCACCGCCAGCCCGAGCGTGCGCCGCGCTGTCCGGGGTGCGGAAGTGAAGAGATGACTTTCTGCGAAGACGATTGGACATGCCTTCGCTGCGGTGATGAATGGTCACGACAGCAGCTCGAAAGGGAAGAAGTTCGATGAGCCTCGACAAGATGACCACACTCGGGGAGTGGCCGGAGCCGCACCCCGAGCACGGGGAAGCCCTCGACACCGACGGTGCCGCCGCGCTGCTCGGCATCAGCCGCAGCACCCTTGACGTGCGGCTGCACCGGACCCGCGCTGGCACCGCCCGCGTGCCCTTCCCCGAGCCGGACGGTCCGGCCCGCAACGCCGAGGGCCAGCCGATCCGGTACTGGTGGACGGTCACCATCGAGGCCTACCGGGACGCGTGGAAGCTCGGCGGCGGCCGGCGCACCCTCACCGCCGACGACATCCTGCGGGTGCGGCGCCTGCACGCCGACGGGGACAGCCAGCACGAGATCTCCCGCCGGACCGGCCTCGGCGTGGCGACCGTCTCCCGCATCGTCAACAACAAGGACCGTCGCGGCGCCAGCGTCCAGGAAGGAAGCCAGTCATGACCATGATCCCCCCGGAGCCGTTCGAGGATGTCCGCCGCGCCCGCGACCAGCACGCGCAGGAGCGCGACGTGCTCGCCGGGGCGCTCGCCGCCGTGCTCAACCTCGCCGACGAGTGGGCGCGGCGTCCCCTGATGAGACTCACCCCCGAGGGCGCCGCCGAGCAGCTCCGCGCGGTCGTGGCCGCGCCGGTGGCCGCCGCCCCTCAGCACGTCACGGCCCGCCTGGAGGCGTACGGGACTCTTGCCCGGCTGCGCGCCGAGGTCGAGGCTGCCCAGCGGACGGCGGAGCCGCCCACCGTGGCTCAGGCGGCCCGCGAGGTGGCCAACTCCTACGCCATAATCAATGCGCCGATCGCTCTGGGAATCACTCAGGCGTTCGAACGGTTCGCGAACCTGCTGGAGGGCAAGTGAGCCGCCGCCCCGCCGTGGTCGGCGCGCTCCTCGTCGTCCTGCTCGCCTGCATCGTGCTCGCCCTGGCCGGGCTCGACCTGCCGTGGCTGGTGCTGGCCGGGCTCTGCGGGGTGTGCGGCGTGGCGATCGCGGCCCACTGGGACCGGCGGTGAGCGCCCCGCTCGTGGTCGGCGGGGACCCCTCGCTGACCGCTACCGCGCTCGCCTGGCCGGACGGCCGGGTCATCACCCACGGCCGGGCCGGGCTCACAAACGTGCGCACGCCCCTCCAGGAGCGCGGACAGGCGATGATGGCGCTCGTCCTGGAGTTGGGCCACCTCATCGCCG